CTATAGACTTCTAAATTTAACAGAGTGTTGAGTTTGCCTAGATTGGGCATGCCAAAAACGCCGATAAATTCTGCCACTGGCGTCTTGAACTGTGCTTGTACTACCACAGTTTTATCTTCAGCGAGGCTTTCCAAGTTAGTGTCCTTGTCTGTGCCTGTGACCTTGACTATTTCGATGTTGCCTAGTTTAAAAGTGTGTTCTACAATGTCTTGTAATGTATCTTTGATGCTCATAATTTCTCCTAGTGAGGTTATTTAGATTGTAACTGAAAAAAGTTGAAATTTCAATAAGATTTTTAATCAAAACTAAAAAGACTATCAAATGTTGAGTTGATCTGAGTACTGCCCGCTAGATCCCAATCCATGACTCCCAACAAATTCTCTACCTTTTCATCAATGACTGCTGTTTCCATGGCCGCATCATCAAAAGGCAAATCTCGGAACCACTGTGGCAAATGCAGTTGATCTGTGGGATAGGCCACCGATGTAAAGTTCAATGCGTTGCTTTTGAGTTTACATACTATGACCTTCATACCATCTACGATCTGCAGACTGTATTTGTCGGCATGCATACGTCTTAGATTATTCCAATTCATGGATGCTCGCACGTGGCCTGGCATATTAGCCCTGCCTAGCCGTTCTTCTTCCTTGACAAATTTGGTCAAGTTATTGACACGTTTAGGTGAACCTTTTTCCCAGGCTGGTCTTTCTGTGAACTTGATCTTGAATTCTTTGATTTCGTTTACGATCCAGTCACGTTCTGCACCCTGCAACACATGAGTCAACAAGTTTAACAAGAACTCCTGTATTACTTTGGGAGTGTCTGCACGTTTTAGATCCAGACCCATGGCCTTGATCTGTCCAGGTTCTCCATTGACATCTTTGCGCTTGCCTTCTTTATCATAAATCATGACTGCATAACGTTTTTTGGTTATGTATAGTCCTTTGATGGCCACCAATTCTCTGCCGCCTCGAATGATAGAGCCATATTCTCTGCGGCAATGGAATGCCTGTTCCATAAAGCCGGGAAACGATGCATTCAACTGATCAGCTATGGTATCGTAGATATGTATGGCAGTGTCCTTGTCCCAGGCTATGTCTCCGGCATCGATCTGCGGCTTTAATGTCGAATATGCCGAAAAGTAGCAGGAATCAGTGTCACCGTAAACAATGGCGTCACCCACGTGATCATATTTGCCTGTGACCGCTTCATTAATAAACGCAGCCATGTGTCGGGCCACTTGGCGTCCCACTAGCGTGGTACTCTGTCCAATGCGTTTGTCAAAGAACCTACAGCCAGGATTGAGAATAGCACCGTAGAGACTGTTCAAGTTGATCTTTTTCACCAACTGTCGCTTGTCCCAGAACTCGATGTCTTCTTTGGTCTTGGCTTCTTTGAGATTCTTCTGCAGTTCTTTGCGCTCTTTGTACCAGCGTGCCAGCAGTCCCGGTACCACACCTTCGCGCTCATAGGTAAAGATAGTGCCATTGGCTGACAAGCAATAGGGAGTGTGACTGTCAAAGATCATGCTCCAAATCTCTGCTGCAGATAAATCTTGGCTGGTGCCATCTTCCCAGTCCACAGTTAGCACTGTGCCACGTTCACGGTTCATGACAGCAGTATATTCCAAGGAACCAAACACATTCTCCCAGGCAGCGGCAAATGAATTGCCAGCCAGCATCTTGCTTTTGAGATGTGCGTCGGTCATAGTGGGTCTCAATTGTCCAACGATGGTCTCGGGAGCCATGTTAAGTGCTTGGATGGCACTGGGATATAGACTGTTGATATCTACCGCGCCTATGTAGTCATGCAGGCCTTTTTTAGGATAGGCCACATACGCACCTGCGGCTGCGGTATCGTCGTCTGTGAGGCGTTGTTTGCGACTAGGTACTACTAGACCTCGCTCATGCGCTTCATTGATGATGGCCTGTTCTGTCACTGCCACTGCTCCGGCTGTGGTAGGCAACAGCACAGTATTCTCATGCGCGATCTCATTGGCCAGGTCTAGGAATTTAAGTTTCTTATCTAATTTGGCCAACAGAGCCACGTCTTGCCTGTTGTAGTCTATAAACACGCGCCAATCTTTGTTGTACAAACTGTCTAGCGTACCTTCATAGGCCAACTTGCGATCGCCCAGTTCATACTCGCCGATGGCGTCCAATGAGTAACTGTGCCGTTCTTCATAGGTGTATTTCCTGTACAGTTGCATATAGTCCATATGCACACGCCCTATCAAGTCAAAGGTTTCTGACTCTTTGCCAAATCGTTCAAAGGTGCGTTGCTTGGGAAACTGGCTCCACAAACAGAACTTGCGTGTGTCGTCTTTGCTGAGTATGCGTGTCACGCGATTTACAGTATAGGGAATGTCATAGCCTTCTGAGTTCCAGCCCGACAGTACATCTGCATCATCTATCAGATCTAAGAATGTTTCTAGCAATCTACCTTCGTCGCGGAATACAAATGTATTGTCGAAATTTTGCGCGATCTCTGCAGCAGTTTCATCGCTCATACCTGCTGGAGGTACTACCAGCGTGACTAACTTGTCCATCCAGTCTAAGTAAACACTGATGGCTGTTATAGGATTGAATGGATCCGAAGGATCAGCAAAACCTTTGTCTTGATCAAAACCTGTTTCGATGTCAAAGAATGCTACGTGCAATTCGGGCGACTTTTTGCCTTTGTAGTTTTCTTCTAGACAACGAAAAACTGGTTTGATATCCTGCTCGTATAAAGTCTTGCCTGACTGTATGCGTATCTCTTTTTGGAATTCTTTAAAGTTGCGTGTGCTGAATCTTGCAACAGGTGTGTCATAGACACTGCGGAATTTGCCACGAGGATCATCATAGTAGAATCGATACTCTGCCGAGAATTCTTTGTACACTCTCTGATCATTTACTCGTTCCACAACATAAATCCTGTCATGTTCTCGGTCATGTAATGCGTCAATATATGGCATTGCTATCCTTGTTTATTTTTACAATTATCAAAGTGCCATCGTTTGGCATTTGCTGATCCTTTTCCCGATACATAGCAATACGGGCAAACCCATTTCTTTTGGGACGGATGTGTTCCGTTTTTTAGTTTATCATAGTTGTGCTGTGAACCATTCCATTGATGCGTTTTGTTTTGGCTTCGTTTTAGTTGAAACTCTTTTTGAATATGTCCGCCAAGCATATGATACGTGCCGTCGTTTACTCTTCGCTTTATACTTTCCTTAACATTATTACTGTGTTCTTCTGTGAGCCAATGGTGAGTTCCATTGGCTACTCTTTGTTGCGCAGCTAGGGAAGTAAGTTTTGAAATTTCATCATCTGGCATCGACATTCTACATGCAATCAAAGCACAGGCACTGTAATCTTGATTGCGATAGTGTATATCATAATGTTCTTGTATACAAACAGCTATCAAATTTTCTGGCGAATTGTTTTCATGATTGCCATCCTTGTGATGGATATCATAAGTCCTGCCAAATTCATCAGTTGGGATGGGCCCGTGCCATTTTTTGTACAAATATCGATGAGTTGATGATCTAGTTTTCATTGTTTTATGCACATTTTGGGCTGTGCAAACACCAATCTTGCCTTGAGGCGGCGAACCTTATGACTGCTGTATAATTAGCTTGATCAAACCTATGCTGTCGATAATACTGAGCAACAAATAATTTCCCAGGATACCAAAACTGCCACGAGTGTAGGCACACCATGCCATAATCAAGCAGCCTGTGATAAATGCTGTGTACAACGGAATGAATGGCAAGTTAGGCACAGTCCAAGCATAGGTAACACTACAGCCTATGCTGATGGCCCAACCGGTCATTTCTAAGCAAAAGCGAAAGGGATTTTCTCTCCAGTCGTTTTTGACATAGTCCCCAATGCTGTCTCGCCACTGGGCATATCTGCTGGTCACAGAGTCTTGCCAACTGTGGTCAAGATATTTTCTAACAGTTCGTGATCTTGTTGCTCTTTACCAAACTCGGCCTTGTGAGCGATCTTGATGGCCTTTTTGAGAATTGAGGGTTTGATTTCCATTTCCTCAGCAATGGCCTTGACTGTGTCGTTGAGACCTTCGGTCAAGGTTTCGATTTCGTGCATGACCTGGCTGCCTTCGTTGAACAGTTGAGTCAATTTCGCGCGTTGTTCCGAGGAAAAATTACGGGATTGTGACATTTAAGACTCCTAAGTTAATGATACTATATTAACTTAGTGTGCCCAGTGTGTCAATGATTATTTTGTTCAGTTACACCAACTTTGTTTGGCTTCACCATAGTATTCTCTTGCGTGACCATTCTTGATCAGACCAGCACGTATACTTTGACCATCTACTGTGATATCGCCTAAAACACGACCACCAAACTTGTCCCAAGAGTAAAGTGTTACTTGAAACTTTTTACCATTCTTGATTAGATCCTTGGTCCAAGCGGATGCCAATTCTGCTGCCGCAGCTTCTTTGGCACACTGAGCACGATGTCCTTTTTCCGGAGTATCCACACCGTAGATGCGTACCGCAAGTTCGGGTTTCAGTGGCCTGGGAAGATATGTCGCGGCAATCACAACAGTATCACCATCATTGACTCTGACAATCTGTGCGTCATAGGTCTCGCCCTTGGGTTGTTTTTGTGCATAAGCTGGAACTACCATGGCCACGATCAATGCGATGAATATGTAAAGTTTCATTTAATATTTTCCTCTGTGTTTGGGTTGACGCTGATATGCCCGGGGATTTTTATGTGTGCCTGAACCTCGAGCTACCTTTTGTGCAGCGTGTGCTACAGGGTTGCGAGGTTTTGACTGCTGTTTCTTTGAGGCTTCCAACACGCGATAACCTTTTTTCTCTGTGCGATCCAAGATCTTCATGGCAGAGTTGATGTCGTTGTCTAATGCAGCGATTTCCAGTGCGCGGAAATTGTCACGTCCTATGTTGGTTCCGGGAGTGACACGCACAAAGTTGTACAGTGTGTCTATCCACATTTTGCCAGCACGGCTGTTCCTGCTGCCGAGATTCAACAAGGGTCTGATGGTCTTGGTGATGAGATCTGTCAGGCCTGTGGCTGCGACATTGGGGAAAACTTTTTTCAAGCCATCGTAGATCTGATCTCCGTCGGTGGCTTCATACACTTCTTCTATGTACTCGTCGATCACACGATGATTGGCAGTGTCTTCGCTGGTCTGCTCCACACCAAAATTCTTGTCGAATCTCGCGCCCGGTGAAATGGGATTTTTCATCTGTGTGTAAAAAGGTTCTAGATCTGGTCCCACCGAATCTTCAGGACCTTCAGTGGGCGTGCCTGTGTAGTTCTGTGTTGGGTAGTTTCTAGGTTGATTCAGTAAATCTCTTAATGGACCTTCTTTGTTGTTGTATCGTTCCCAGTCGTAACTGGTGTCTATGCCCTGCAAGGATTCTTCCTTGACATCCTGTTCTTGGAACTGTG